CCCCACTTTATGTCTCTTCTTATCAGAACCTCTCCGCAGCCCGCAGTTATCATCAGGTCTTTACCGTCTGACCTGTAGTCAGTGGCAGTAAGGCCGTAGAACCTACCCACCTTAGCAAGCTTAGTCGCTATCTCGAAGAAGGTGTTTGCAGGACAGTGATGCACCTCGTCCATTATCACGAGGCCAAAATCTTCTCTCTCGAACTCGTCTATCGACCGCACTATAGAAGCAGCGATACCTATGGTAAGGTCGTTCATCTTCTTCTTGCCATCACCGTAGAAGCCGACCTTTGTTTTTCCAAAAGCAGAAACGAACACGTCGTAGAACTGCTTAGCGACAGACTCGCTTGGGCATACCACTAGAGTGTTAAGTCTTAACTTCTTAGTTAGATGAGTTGCTACCAGCGTCTTTCCTAGACCGGTTGCGAAATTGACGAGACCCTTCTTGCTTAATTCCATCTTTAAGATGGCCTCTTCTTGATAGGGACGCAGATTATGAGGCTTGTTGGCCCAAGGAAGGGCGATCGTTCTCCCTGTCTCTATTCTGTTATCTGTGACAGAGGCACCGTCTGAATAATTCGATATTAGATGAAGAAGACCAGTGTGGATCTCGAGCTTGGAGCCGTCGAACTTGAACAGATCACCTCTAGACTCCTTCTCTAGCTTCCTTATCAAGGCCTCGTTTCTGTTCCATCTAGACCTAGATAGCCTCTTGATCTGGTACAACTTAGACTTGTCGACGTAGCAGAAAGTCTCTTTCGCAAAATCAAGAAGATCTTCTGTCGGATTATTTATGATCGTGACGTCGTTGCGTATATCGATATGCATGGGTATATTCTACCTGTATCGTTTTTCGCGAGATTATCGATCTCGGGTATCATATATTTATTTTGGAGAAAATAAGCATGATTTCGTATGCGAATAAGCTAAAAGATAGTCTAGTTTGGTGGCTCGGAAGAAAAAAGCCGTTCATCATAAATGACCAGTACAAGCTCGAACTCCTCTTCATTGACAAAGTCAATAACTCAGCTAAGATAAAAGTTACGAACCTATCGACCGAAGATACTTTCGAAACTTCAATCTCCAGTGAAGAGGAAGAGATCAATGGAAACCGCTAAGGTAGCAGAGATCATTCTCGACAAGTGGAGAGCAGCTCTCAAGCTGAAAGATAGAAGTAAGGATCACGTCGCTTCTAACTTTGAAGAGTTGTTTAACGAGCTTAGAGAGGCCGAAGTCACGTTTGACGTAGCCCGCGAGGTTTTGCCTCTAGCCGTGCAAGCCCATTATCCGCCAGTTGCAATTAGACGCAGGACTTATGAAGGTGTAAAGAACCTCGTTAAGGTCTCAGAGAAAGAGTTCATAGAATCCTGGCTTAAGAGCATAAAAGATACAGCTACTAATATCTTCTATGAAGTGTATCCTCCACCCTTATCATCGAGAGTGAAGGTTAACAACGTTGCCGAGCAGAAGCCCGCGATGTCTAAGAAAGAGTACCAGTCCATGCGCAGGTATGCTGACTCTTTCCCTATACTCGATACCTCTGAGCTAGAGAAGACGCTAAGCAACAATCAATACAATCCGTTTAACGAAGAAAATGATTTTGAAGACGTTTTAGGTGAAGGCGATGGCGAGACTAACTGAAGAACAGATAAGGATGCAGCTTAACAAGGCTGCAGCTAAAGAGAAAGAGACGCAGGTAACTTTCGACGACATCGATTCATTCGGCAATCGAGAGTCGCTGATGGCTGCCTTGAAGAGCATCTCGTCTTACAACAAGATGCTTGAGCAGAGGATCACGTTGATCAACGAGCCTCTTACTGCTACTGTCCCGTTCACGAGAGAGAATCTTTACCTGTTCTGCGCTTTTACTGGTTCTGGTAAGAGTACCGTAGCTGCAAACATATCTCTCCCTCTCTGGAAGCAAGGCAAGAAAGTTCTCGTTATCGCTAACGAGGAGCCGCAGCACGATATCTTGTTCAGGATTGGTTGTCTTGATCTTGGCCTTAACTTTAACGACTACAAGAAAGGCAAGATGGCTAACGAAGATCAGCTCCGCGTAGCCAAGCTGTTCCCCGAGATATCCAAGTTCGTTAAGATCTTAGACGTCACTTACAGAGACGGTCTCACAACTAAGGTCGAGGGTATCAAGAGCGCCCTTAACTCGGTCAAGGATAAGGACTACTCTTGCGTGCTGATCGATTACTATCAGCTGATCAAGTACTCCGTCTCCGATCCCCAGAAGACCTCCTATGACAATCTCAACGATCTGAGACTTTGGATGGGGCAATACATCAAGTCTTCTAACGTGCCTATAGTTCTATTTGCCCAGCTGTACTCGAGCGGCAAGAAAGGCGGCGTAAAAGACATCGACGCTAGAATCAAGGAGTGCTCTGCTGTGGTCGAGCCTGCTACTGTCATCATAGAGGTTGTTCCCAACTTCGAGGCGCAGACCACTGACTTCATAATCCATAAGGATCGATTCGGCTTTCAAGGACACAGGATCACATGCGGCTTCGAGAAGGGCAGATACACCAAGATCTCGCCAGAAGAAGCGATAATGCGAGCGTCGCAGGGTAAGCTAAAGAAGGCCAACGAGGATCTCGACAAGATCGAGGGCATCATATTCTCGGAGGACTCTGATGCGAGTTAGCAAGAAGTGCCTGATCTGCAACAAAGGGAAAAAGAACGATACTTTGTACTGGCACAGAGACGAAGACAGCGGCGATATCTGGGTATGGTGCAACAAGTGCCAGAGAGGCTATTCTCTCCACAGTTATTGCCACATCGCTGGGGTCGATCTCGCTCAGTTCTTGAAGGGTGACTTTGACTTTGTCAGCGATTCGCCGAACGAGCTTAGAGTTGTCAGCTGGCCATCCACCTTTGTTCCTCTAATAGACCGAAGAGCAGAAAAAGGTATCGAGTATCTGAAGAAGAGAGGTCTAACCTTAGATGCGGACGTGTATTATGATATAGAGGAGGAAGGTCTCGTTTTTCCATACTACTTTGAAGATCACTTCTGCGGGGCTCAGATAAGGTTTCTTCAGGAGAGAGTGAAAGAAGATGGAGACACTTGGAAGATAACTACCATGCCTGGCACCAGGCTCGGCTTGTTGTTTGGTCTTTGGAATCAAAAAGCTTTTGTCACTGACATAAAAGCGATAGTCGTCTGCGAAGGTTACATAAATGCGCTCTCGCTTCAGCAAGCGTTTAATTCTATATACGGTGGGATTCATACTAATCCCTGGAAGTTCATTTGCGCTTCTGGTTCTGGCTTATCTCAGCATCAAGCAGAAGCACTTAAAGAGCTCAAAGAAAAAGGATACAAGGTAGTTTGCGCGGCAGACTCTGACGAAGGTGGACTTAAGATGCTGTCAAAGATGAAAGATCTAGAGGTTATCACTCACTACTCTTTGACTCAAGATAACGAGCTAGACTGGAACGACTTCTTAATTAAAGAGGGTAGAAAAAATCTTACTAAGTTATTTCTGTCAAACCTAAGAAAAGCCGATGAATAACAGTAAGAAGTTCATCTTAGACAAGATAAACTCTAAGATAAAGAATAAGTCTAAAACCTTAGACATAGAGTCTAAGGTTAAAAAAATCGTGATGTCTTATATCTCTGAAGCTGAGATGTTGATAGACAAGAAAGTGCCTTATATGGCTGCTGAGTGCATAGCTCTCATACAGGAGCAGTTGAGAGCAATGGACTCTAGAGTTAAGATAGAGGTTGTGACGATGAACAAGGTTCTAAACATACCTGAAACTATAAACATAGTTTGGTCAGAATCTTTTCAAAAAGCTAATAACTTAGCACCAAACATGATCGTGTCTACGATGGACAACTTGTTCGATTAGATCGCCTTGATAAGACCGCCGCTTGCACTTTTTGAGTACGCAGCTGGGATCTCTTTGTCAAAAGAGATCGATAGATTAGATATGGCTGTTATGGTTAAAGACAACGCGTTTTGATTGTCGGCGCAAACTAGTACTTTATCTCCTACTGATAAACCCGCTACTGTATCAAATCTAAGCGAAGATGATCCTTTATGGTCTTCTATCATCGAAGAATAGACCACTGCATTTCTAAAAGTAGAAAATTTATCTAGCTCGTTCGATACCTTTGACTCAAAAGTATTCTTTAAGATCTCTAGATTATATCTCTCGTAGAGAGCACCGTTAGCCCCGTTTATCAAGAAGTTAAGGCACTTGAAGCGCTGAAGATAGTGACCACTGCCCGAGTATCTGCCCTTTGAATCTTGCGACACAGATCCTAGTACGGTTACTATGTCTGAAGATCTAGCACTTATCTCCGAAGGTCTAGCGTTTATCGCTGTTCTCAAAGGTAGAAAGCCTGAGTTGTTCCATTTACCAGTGGCTCCGGTAGATGGCTTAGAGCTCCAAGATGCATATAGAGATACTAAGGAGCTAATCTTCGTCTTAGCTTGCGAGGTAGATGCTGAAGCGTCGTAATTGACGGCTAAACTAAAACTTTGTCCGTCTATGTCTGTCTTCCATTTAACTAAAGACGAGCTTATCCTTTGTATTAAGACGCTTAAAACATTTTGAAACTTCAAAGAGGACAGGTTCTGCCTCTCCGAGTCAGAGAACCCCGGTATGTTTTCTTTAACCAAAGAGTTGATTTTTTGTATGTTGCCTTGCGGCGGAATTATCTCCTGCACTTCAATAGACGTACCTATCTTAGACAGTATCAGAAAGCAGCCGCTGTTAGTACCATCTGATATGTATAGTAGCCTACCTACTGTAGCTGAGCCCGCGGTTATCTGCACCGTCCCTGATCCCGCTGTGTAGTTTGAGCTCAAAGATGTATCCGCCATAGAAGACGATTGACCGTCTATTAGTAGATCGATCAGCGCTTTTAAACCGCTATTTGCTAAACTTTTATTTATTACTTCTAGCTCATTGTCGGCTGTACTAGTCTTAGGATTTCCATTAGAAAGGTCAACTACTTTGGCTGCACTTATCTTCCAGTCAGTCGGAAAAAATATATTTCCGTCTGATCTTTTTGCTGAAGCATCTATTATTTCATCTGTTATCTTAGAATAGGTGGTGCCGTTTAACCACTTATGCTCTTCTTCTAACGGATCTACCTTATCTGCGGCGCTGTTGTTGTAAAGAATCTTTATTCTTTTTACGGCTTCTATTTTTTCAGCTACTTGCTTTTGTATGTTTGGAACAGCATCTTTCGCGCCGTCAAGCTCTTTTTTAGCGTTAGATATCTCTTTTGCGATGCTTGATAGATCTGATTCACTTAGCGGCATATCTTATATTTAATATCTAATTAGCAGATATATCTACGAATTTTTTACACATTTCATGCTCGCAACTATCTAATTCTTCCCATATTGCATTGACTAAAAAAGTATCTTCTTCTGAAGGTAACGATAAAAACCATACTTTTAGAGCTCTGTTTCCAGATACGCAGGTGTAAGATTCGTTTAGCACATCTTTAAACCAAGCGTGCAAAGCCGATAAATCAACATCGTGATTTTTCCAATCTAGTTCAATTGAGTACTTTATTCTTTTATCCATACGTTAACTAATCTATAGTTATATATTAAAACATTAATAATTACCAGTTCTAGCAATTTCAATAAAATTAATATAAGCATCGGCTGACAACGCCGTGGTCGCACCGGAAGCGCTTCCTCGTATGTCTATATATTCACCAGCTAAAAGTTTGATTTTAACAGTACCGTTTGCATTTTGTCTCGTATTGTTGGTAGTTTCTTTGCTACTTCCTTTTTTAAGTGGCATAATTACCTTACAATTCGAGCACGGGCTTTTGCGCGAGCTTGTTTAATATCTTCCGGCATTGGCTTTCCGTCCTCTACGGCCCTAACAACCATCCAGTCCGTAGAAGCAAGATACTCAAGAGCTTCGCGATTAATACGCTCTTGTTCAACTTGTGCGGTAATGTCGGTTACTTCGATGGTGTATTCTTCTGGCTTGCCCCAAACGCCTTGAGCAACGCACGACTCGATCCAAGCCTCTGGCGCTTCCATTTCAGTGCCGTGAGTGTGAATACCTTCAAGATTGCGAATGATTACGCGTTTCATTAGTTTCCGATCCTTTCGATGCACAAATAGTTGTCAGACCCGACGGGAGTTGTGGCAAGTGTTGATGCCTGATCAGAATAAATTTTAATAGTGATTAAATCTCCGGCCAATGCGTCGAAGGTGGCTGATCCGTTTGTCCCTTGTTGAACAGTGACGGCGGAAGAAACTCTAGCATTTCCCAAGGTGCTATTAGTAACTCCGTTTTTGACCACATAACCCTCAACCGCTGTGTTAGCCCCGAAGGCGGTAGTTGCAGTAAGAATTCTTTGAGTAACCCTGTATTTTCCAGAGACAGGAATAGTGTATGTGCTTCCGCTCATCGCCCCGTGTGAGTCGTACACTTTCGTTCCATAAGTAATAGTGGGAGAGGTATTGTTAATAGCTGAACCAGCCGTTGTGTAATACCTTGCCGCCACCGTCTCACTCGCGGCGATTGCAGAGGGGCCGGAGAGGCGGTTTATAGAAAAATATTGTAAACTGGTTGTTGCAATTGCATTAAAATTTGTTGTAAATTTTACAGTAATTACATCACCAGCGTTACATTGAATAACTGAATCAACAAAAGCACCCATCCAATAGAGAGCGTTTTGATTCCCCCCGTCACCCTGAAGAACATCTGAGGCGGCAACTGATGTGTTTTTATAAATATTCAATGAATGGTTAAACGTAACGTTGTTCGCATTAAACTGTGTTCGAGACGCGCAAGAAACACGATAGTACCCAGAAACAGGTATAGTATACTGATTTGTTCCGATTCCCGCGTGTGTATCTAAGTTAGTTGTTCCAAAAAGAAGCTGAACTGTTGTATTGGTTGCAGCAACGCCTGAACCACCTCCAACACTAGCCGCCACCACCCTCGTATCCGTGTCGTTCGACATTTGGACAGAGGATGACCAGCCGACAATTGGGGCAATTATATTTAAATAAATGTTTGTGGAAGTGTTCGCATTCCACGCTGCCGGAGAGCTGGCGCTCCACGGGCTGCCTTGGTTTCCAGTGATCTGAAAAGTATTTGTGGTGTAGATGTAGGTCGCTTCTCCGGTGTAGGCCGAAGTTCCAGAGATGAACCCTTGGACATGGCCGAGCGCGATATTGGCCGTCGTGCTATATCCAATCTTCGATGTGTCTACAATGAAGCCCGAAGGTAATGAAAAGTTGAAGTAGCCGGAGCCATATGTTGTGGTTGTTCCGGCGACCATGCTTATTTGAAGGTAGATTGAATCGCCAACTCGTCGCCATTTGCCAGTCAACGATCCGTTTCCAATAACAGGGTTCGTAGTCGTGGCCGTCCAGATGGGCGTATAACTCTGCCAATCCGTCACCGGAGCGCCGTATTGTACAACCTGTGGACCAAGAACAAAATCATCCAGATAAACGGTGATAGCACCAGTTGTCGCATTCGGGAAATAAACAGCTAGACGAACTTGCGTTGCGTCAGAAGGAACTTGAAATGTTCCAGCTGCTTTTCCAACGCCTGACGTTTGAACGATGTTAAATACGCCAGCTGGTTGAATCCATGTACCAGCAAGTGTGCCATCAACAACGTAAATTGCAACGCCAATGGAGTTGCTGCTGGTGCCTGAAAAAACACCGTTAGCCGCTCCAGAAACAATCTTGTAGAAGAAGCTAAAGGTTTGAACAGACGCTTGTGCTTCAAGATCGAGCGTAAGAGCGTCAGTTACAAGCATGTCGCCAGCAGTGGTTGCGCCGCTGGAAGCAAGAGAAAGAGATGCAACGCCAGAAAGCTGTCCGCTAGTTACAATTGTACGAGAAAGCGTACCCGCAGCTGCTGTCCATGAGCCAGAAGCTTGATTAGGAAGCTTTGTCGTAGCGTCAAAAGTTGAATGTGAAAGATTCCATCCGGTAACGCTACTATTTTCAAAGTTACCGTTTGTAATGTAGTTCTTTACGCCAGAAGCAGATGCGCTGATTTGAACCCAGTTACCAGCACCAAGATCAGTTGAAAACGATGCGGTTGAAGTGTGTGCAATAAGACAACGGTAAAGAAGATTGTTATTGATTACGAGTTGATTAACAACATAAGAAGTGCTTGATGCCCAAATTGTTGCCAATTCTTGCATCGAAGTAAAATGGTTTAATGTTCTGCTATATGCCACTTTTTATTCCTCTACAGCTGGAGAAGCTGAAATTGATTGTTCAACAAACGGTGTTTCAATAATTGGCTCAGGAATCGGATTACCGTTTTCATCTAATCCGTGATTAAGACGATCGTTCTTAATAATCTCTAAAACAACATCAACTCGTTCTTTAATTTCGCATTCAGTATCTTCTTCTGCACGCATTGCAAATCCATTAGAATCACAAATGTGTGTTCCTTGCTCACTAATAAGATATTCACCTGCTAGAATTTTAATTTTCATAATTTTAAAATTTAATGATGTGATTTACGCCAATATTAGCGGGACGAGTTTCTGTGCCAGTGCGGGGAGTACCGTTTGTGCCGTCTGTAATTAAAGAAGTAACACCACCTGCGGTAGCGCTTGCAATAGATCCGCCCGTTGCTGAAACAATTGCAACAGACCCAAGCCCAAGTAAGCTATTATTATAACCAGAATAAGAATGATAATGTCCTTGTGCTTGATCACCTTGAGTCGCGCCTCTAGTTCCTGTGTAACTAATGGCACTAATTGTCTGACTTCCAGCTCCACGTAAAAATACACCTTGAGTGTTTGGAAGATTGAACGTGGTTAATCCGTCTCCTGATCCATATGCAGTGCCAATCGCGGCAAAAAGTGCTGCATATGTTGTACGACTTACAGCGCTTCCATCACAAAGAAGCCAACCGTCTGGAGCGGAATTTCCAGCAAACGGAAGAACTGCTCCAGATGGTGCTAACGATGACACTAAAAATCCCATAAAATTCCTTAGATCAAGAAAAAGTTTATTCCGTCACTTATAATAGTAAGTGAATCGTTTTTAGTTAATAGAGATTTGCTCGCTGCGCCATCAATCGTACCACTTGGCGGACTAATGACGACAGTATTTGTGCTAGAATCAATCTTCTTGATATGAAAAATCTTACCCGCAGTCGGAGCAGGAAGCGTGATTGTCTTTGTTCCAGCAGAGGCATCCACTAAAATGGCAGTATTTCCGTTTGCAAGAGTTGTATTAGAAGAAATCGAAACTATTGAAGTATATACTAGTGCATCACTTTCAGAAGTAATTTTAACTGCCGTTGAACTCCCCGCTGCGTTTATGGTAAGAGTTGAAGAACTAGTAGCAACTCCAACTGGGACAACCCATTGTCCAGCTGATGTCGGAGGAGATGTTTGAAGAGCTCCGGCTGCTGAAATGCTAGCGAATACTTGCTTACCAGTGTTTAAAGTACTAAGACCTGCGATTCCTCCGCTTATCTGTACTCTAACGAGCGAACCGATAGATGCTGCATCAATAGCGAAACCGATAAACTCAATTCTAGCATCGTTGGTTGCGTCTAATTTATAAGCGCGACCAGCGGTTCGTCCACCATCGGATGCACCTACTGAAACGTAGATCAGATCATTGACTGAAATTGATTCTCCAGCTGTCAAAGTTACTGTTGTTTTACCGCCAACACCACCGACAGTCATCCATCTAGATAACGTAGAGCTATATATTAAAGACAGCGATGCGTTGTTATCTAACGATATCGCTCCGCCTGTGCCTGTTCTTATCCTATTGGCTACAGTTGCGCCAGTATTGTCGTTAAACTGAATACTGTTGCCAGTGCTGTTCATCACAGTTAAAAATTGACCGTCGTTTCCTGCTGATATTCCATCTACGCTCGATAAAGAGCTATTAGTCAGTATCAAGCATGGAGTAGTTACTGTACTTATTGTCGCGTTTGCTCCGCTAGTAGAGCTGTCACTTATAATATCTGATCTCATTGATCGGCTATCATTTAAGTCAGACCAATTACCGTTTTTATAGGTCCTAAAGCGAGGCGGCGAGAGGTCCGATCTAAAGATTAGATCGCCTTCTTGAGCATCTGAGGGATCAGACGCTACGCCAGAAATCAGTAGTCCAGTGCGGACTTTTTGGTGCACTTTCGCCATCGTCAGTCTCCAGTCCAACTATCGTGGTAGACCTTATAAATATACCAGAAAAACGCTTAGAATTTAATTATATAGTTAATGTATATATTTTTGACTCTTGTTTCAGCTGATAGTCTAGTAGGACCTTTCATAGTGTCACTAACAGCGCCGTCTTGATCGTCGGTATCCTTGAATCCGGGTCCAGAACCGCCATCGGCAGATGCCCAATATGCACCTCCACCCCATGCAGAATTACCGCCCATTGAAGTTGCGGTCACACGATGCCTATGTGCCTGCAAAGAATCATCTTGCTGAGAACCGATATTAGCACCTGAGTTACCGCCTTTTGCACTGCGCAATCTGCTACCTACGTCAGGATCTTCCCATTGAGATATCGCAACGGCGGCGAATGACCCACTTATAGCTACCTTAGTGGGCACTGCAGCAGTTGCATTATCTTTACTTGAAGCAAAAGCTATAGTATTAGTGTCTATCACTATTACCCAATAATCTGTATTTGTAGTTAAATTAGTTGGTAACGTAGTAGCACTTGTGACTCTTATTTTTATACCGGACCTATTAAAACCGTGAGCAGTTATAGGTAAATTGCTACTAGAGATTGTCCCAGAACCAGATGTAGCAGTAAGATTAGGACCTATGCCGCGCAAGAATGTCCATCTATAGTCTGGTAAATTGAACGTAGTTGATCCATCGCCGGAGCCGTAAGAAGTGCCAATTGTTGCAAATAAAGCTGCATACGTGGTTCTAGATACAGCACTGCCATCGCATAACAACCAACCAGTTGGTGCGCTACTAGCTGCAAATGGCAGAACTGAGGCAGGAGGAATTATTTCTGATATCGCTAAAAATCCCATATGTTAAACCTTATATTAACCAAAAATTAGTTCCATCACTTGTTATAGTTACGCTTGAATATTGAGTTGTTACATTTCTAGTCGCAGTGCCATCTATAGTTCCACTAGGTGGAGTTATTACGATGTTATTCAAACTTGAATCTATCTTCTTAATGTTTATTATTATTCCTGCTGTCGGTGTCGGTAAAGTTATAGTTATATTTCCGCTAGTCGTGTTCACTAGAACAACCTGATTACTGTTGGTCAGCGTAGTATTTGCGGAAACAGCGCTGACTGGTATACCTGTTTGAAAGTCGGATACACCTACCCAGCTAGAATTTTTATAAAGTTCTAATCTACTGTTAGTTGTATTATAAACAGTAGATCCGCTCATCGGACTGCTTATAGCATTTCTTTCTGTAGTTGTAAATCTGTTAGGGTACCAGACATCCGCGGTTCTTATGGCGTTTTTTGAACCCGTGTCTGAAATAGCTCCGCCAGTATTAACCCAACTCTCAACTAGATTGTTACTATTGCCTGTTATGTTTGCGCTATTATATTTGATGCTTTTAACTGTGCAGTTATTAGCGCTCACGGTTAGCGATCCGTTTATTACGCTAGTGTTTCCAACACCTTCTAGGATGACGTTATTTACGTTTACGTTTACTGATTCTGTGAAGGTGCCAGATAGCACCAATATTCTTCCGCCGCTGCTCGCTGCAGCTATAGCAGCATTTATAGAGGTATGCGTTGCTATGTTCTGCGCGACCTGCGCCGCGGATCCAACTATAAAACCAAGACCGTTTACTACTGGAGAAGATGGCGTATATGATGTAATTACTCCGCTTGGTCCGCCAGAAGCGTCGCTCCATCTCTTGACAGAGTACTTCATCGTGGCATCTGTTCCAGTAGATGTACTCACATAAGAGACGACTATATTCGAGCCAGATATTGCGGCAGAAAATACTATGCCAACATCGCCTATCGCAGCTGAGTTGCCAGATATAGCTGCAGTGGTTCCATCTGTCGTCACGAACAAAGTGCCAGTTTCTCTGGTTGCTCCTCTAACTATCGTGTAGTCTATTATCGAAGACTCTGATCCTGCGTAGGCGTAACTTATAGCTGAAGTTGGAGAAGAAGTATTATTAACTAAAGTCTTTATGTATAGAGCTGACTGCTCGTAGTAGTTTGCTCCTTGAAATTGTCTTATCTTATCGTTGAAGACCCAGTTAGTGCCGTTAAATATGCCTATGGTCTCTGCGAATGCTGTGCCTTGCTGACCTATCGCAGTATCGCCGTCGCCAGGAGTATCAGATCCGTTGAAGACGAACTGTGGCTGCCAAGCGGTAATATTGCCGACGGTTCCTTGTGCCTTGTATATCTTGCTGTTGTTCGAAGAAAGATTCGTGAACAGCACGAGATCGTCTGGAAGGACGGCAACAGAGTCGATGCTGACTGCACCAAGCGGTAGCGAAGTGTTCGTTGCACTTACTAACTTAACCTTTTGCAGACCAGTTCCGCCGCCTGAGCCGCTACCGACTCCGAGCTGCATCACCTTTGATTGAGCAGACGCGGCCGGTAAGCTAAATGAAGCGTTATCGAACGCTAGTATGGTACCTGATCCACCAGTTCCGTTATCTTTGACTACTACGTAGCCTAACTTCTTTACTCCGCCTATGGCAGGCTTGACCGCGAGCGTAGGCGTAGATCCGCTAGCAGATCCAGCTAGCACGTTAAGCTGGATGGTTACTGTGTTGTCCGTGTTCGTGCTAGAAGGATTAATGGCTACCGAGTACCACAGGTAGTTGTTCGCGCTTATTGTTGCAGGTGTGAAGTTTATTCCTAGTGCTGAGCTAAAATCTGTGCTTAGCGGCAGTGTAGCGTCGCCGCCGTATATGGTGCCGGTTGCGAAGTCAATTTCTGCTCCGGTGAACGACATCTTCAGCGAGCTTAGCTCTTGTATTATGGTTTCGCCTGTGAATGTTACTCTGTCTGCACCAGTTATTCTTACTCTGGTCTTCGTTCCGCTAGTCTTCGCTATCATGCGAAGTTGACCAAAGTACTTGTCGAACTCTGCGTCGTGGCGAGCTACAGCGTCTGCAAGCCCTTCGGAATTGCTGGTTATTCTGTTTACCGCACCTCTAGACGCATAGTTTGGATCGCTGGTAGACTCGCTCACGTTTGAGCCTAACAGCTGCAAGTTCTGATTAGATAGTCCAGCCTCTAGTGCCTGACTCTCGCCGTCTATCAGCCTAAAAGTGTTGTTGCCTACTATTAGATCATTGCCGAGTCTTCTTGCGATTATAACTCTATTGTTGTTAGTAGTTATAGCGCCGATGTCTCCGACGCTTATAGTTAAGTTCGCAGACGCACCAGTTGTTCTGTTTATATCTACGTATGCAACTTGACCATCAGACGACAACGCAACTGATCCAGTAGGTATCGTGTTTCTGTTCTCAGGTATTCCAGGTACCTGAATATAAGCTGCTGAGCTCCAGCTTAACGTAGCAGTTGGAGTTAATGTCCAGCTCCAGTTCCCACCTCTAACTAGCTCGATATTTCTGTCTTGAAACGAATCTGCTTTAGAAGAAGCCTGATCGTCGATCCTGTCGAGAGCCTTCTGAACGTCGTTTTCTGCCGCCGTTAGTAGTCCGTTGAAGCTAGAAGTGTTCGTGAATATTGCGGATGCTGGGTGATCTTGATCTGTTAATCCAGAAAGTAGACCGTGGTCAGCTGGAGTATACGCTGCAACAGATACGTCAACAGCTTTTCTAAGATCTCTTACGTCTCTTAGTGCTGCCTTTATAGTATTAACGTAATTTGTATCTACCTTATAGATAATTCTATAAAGTACCTTCATCTCTTGAGAGGGTAGAGTGCCTAATGAAAGAGTTTCGTATCTATTATTTTCTTGAGCTAGAACGAGCGTCGCGTCTTGTCTTTGACCTGCTATTGCGATCACGGGCTCTTGTATGTTGTTGGTGGCAAATACCCACATCGCAACATATGAACTACTGTCTGCGTTGACCGTAGACCACGACGTCCCATCGTACTTATTGAACTGAGGCACAGTCCCGTCTTGCCCTTGCGTAGTTACAGTAGCGGTAAAGCCAGACAAATTCACTATGGCAGCGTCTGTGGTCCAGCCTTTTTGCGCGTTTGCGACAGTGACTGTAGAAGTACTTACGCTTACGCTAAAAGCAGATATCGCGCTAAGTGCAGTGCTAGTTTTTGTTGCAACTGTAGCAGCCGCATCGCCAGTTAAGATATCTACGAGTATTTCAGTTCTATTGGGTACTACTGGAGCTGTACCTAGACCATCTTTTCTATACCATACAAAGAACTGCTGAGAATCGTTGTAGGCGTTTATCGTGAAATATTGACCGGAAGTTATTGTGGCCGCAGAAGAGCAAACGATGTTGGTAGATTCTGCTACGCCTGTTGCAACAGTGCCAGGAATAAGCGGCGTGTCTGTCGCGGTTAATTTTCTCCAGTTACCCGCGGTTCCGCTTCTATAGTAAACCGGAAGATTAGCAATCGGGCTTAATTTTTGCTGAAAGGGCAGACTAGGAGTTGCACTGTTGGCAACGCTTAGAACTAGATCTTCGTCGTATATTTTTCCGTCAGCAATGCTTAGTTGGGCATCGCTGCTAGAAGAACCAGTGCCAGCGATAGTGTAGTTACCTGCAGCAAAACCGTTAGATATCTGGGTTCCATGTACGTTGTGAAGATAGTTGTGCGTTGCCCAGTCAAGCGATAGTCCATGGCGCTCATCTCCGAGCATTATGGCCTTAGAATTCGTTGCGTCCCAGTATGCTGTAGCAACGTATGCTTGCTGGTTAAGTATGCTTATGTCAAAAGTAGATTGATTCTTAAGCTCATTGTTCTCAAAATAGAAGAAGTAGATACCTTCTACGTTCGGTATCTGACTTGTTGCGCCAGTGCTGCGGAATCTAGTGCCTCTTATGTAGTAGTCAAAGCTAGATCCGACAGGGCTTATGGTCAGCGTTCTGCTGGCGTCGCTAAAAGATAACGTAGAGTCAGCTGTGTTCGGGAAACCAGTTGGCTCAAACGAAACATCAGCGTTGTCAGCTCTTCTCCAGTCTATGCCGTCGTAGATCCATTTAGACGTATACCACTTGTTAGTGGTAGATGGATCTACCCATACTTCGCTGCCACTCTGCGGATTAGTGCTTCCGTTGAAGCAGGACAGCTTAGTCCACTGCACAGCAGTAGATACGTTTGAGGCTACGTATATACCTCTATCGGACGTAGTACTTAATTTAGTGAAAAGTACCTTGTCTCCGTTCGATATAGAAACGCTGTCTATGGTCGCAGAGGACGGTAGAGATGTAGAAGATATGTCGACCATTCTAACTCTATTGATAGAGTTGGATTGACCGTATATTTTCTTGTTGTCTCCGTGCGAGATTATGGCGCTGTGGTTGCCAATTATTACGTCTTGGCCAACTCTTCTAGCTATTACGAATCTATCAGTAGTTAAAACTAAATCGCTTTGGTTGACTACTACTGGAGTTTTTAATCCGCCTGGCACAACACGGCTGGCATCTATATAAGCTACTTGACCATCTTGCAGCACCAAAGATCCAGCAGCTATCTCATTGACGGTCTCTGATAAGCCAGGTATCTGCAGATAAGCGCTGCTGTCCCAAGCTAAAGTGTTAGAAGATAGATCCCAGCTCCAGATACCGCCTTTTACTAGCTTCAGCAGCTGATTCTGTCTTATTACTGTGTTTAGATAGCCCTTTGCAGGCGTTGAGCCCGGCGGTATAACGGACTCATCCCATATGTATATGGTTGAATCAGTGAGTCTAGCCGCGATGATAAATATGTTTTCATCTATCGGTAGTTCATCTGCATCGACAACAATGATGCTTGGTAGAGTTGGGTAGTTTCTGTCGATCGAAACGTACGCGACTTGGCCAACCAACAGCGAAATACCTGGAGATGCGCTCGGGAGTGCAACAACTGCGTTAGCCCCTGAACCAGGAACCATTAGAGTTAGAGTGCTGCCAACAGGAGTAAACGTTATCTCTTGCGCACTACCGTTGGTAGTGTTGTTTATCATCCTTAGATCTTTGTTGTCTAAGAATTTAATAGTTTTATCTTGCGCCTTGTCTGCCATCATGGCAGTTAACTTGCTTACTCTTGCTGTTAGACTGTCGGTGTCTAAAGAGTTGTAGTTGTTGAAACCATCGAGCGTATCGTACGACGGTGGAACGAAGTACTGCGGATGCGTTTCCGACAGAGACGTCATTCCGACAAACTGCTTTATGTTGTCTGTCTCAGCTTCACCTATAGATACTTTTTCGCCTTGGACTATCTTTGATATTCCCTGCTCGGCTCTGACATTTATTCTGGACTGAGTTAGTGTACCAGAAGTTTCCGACGCGACAGAAGCGGAAAAAGCGAACTGTACAGTTGTACTAGATCTAACTCTAATTGAGTAAGATCCGTTGTAGTTGGTAGTATCTGTTATGTGAATTACGTCTTCTGAGTCTAAGCCGTGCGCAGCTGATTCTAGCTCAAGACCGTATCCGTTGTCTCGCGAAGATGTTACAGCTAGAGCATAAAAAGCAGTAAAAGCTCCAGAAGTAGAAGCAGCGGTCTGTATGTAGAATACGTTAGCGTCTTCGACTTCTACTTGATATGTTCCTGCATGCGCCGCTGGCGCTGTTACGGTTATTCTTTCTCCGTCTATTAGACCGTGCGGAGTCGCAGTGTATATCTTTGCGGTCTTGCCGTCAGGCCCGCTCAAAGTACCTGAAAGAGCAACAGTCTCTATTTGGGAGATATTTTGAATTACGTCTGATCTAGTCGCCAGCCAGTGAAAATTTCCACCGGCTTGAGTTAGTGCTGCATTATTCTTGTCTGAGACTACTACGTCCGATGACTCGTAAATTCCGCGATCAAAACGCCCGATCTCCTCAGCAGTTTCGCCCTGATATGTTGAGCTCAATCTAACAGACTTAGCATTAAGAGGGATGGTGGTCGATCCACCAAGATTTACCGCGTCGTAAAATTCCTCTACTCTTAAGAATAAGTGATTTGGATCGTCTATCTTCTTGATCCAGTCGCCCTTCTGCAAATTCTCGAAATTGCCTAATGCGCCGCTGACGGTATTTACGTAATTTTGACCGTTGGTCCAAGATACAGCAGTATCAGTCTCGTTGAACTTCTGCTTTCTCTGTAGATCTACGTACGCAACTTGCTCGTCAGCGAGAGTCTTAGTGCCAGCGCGAATTATGTAAGTTCTTGGATCTTGCGTGACCTTTACGTGTATGTCGTCAGACCAAGAGATCAAACCTGGAAGAGAAGCGTCGTGCTCCCAGTTTCCTTTAGACCTAAAGGTCGTGGCACTAGCATCTATGAACGCAGATATTACACTGTACGTGGAAGCATCTTCGTACCAGTAAGTCGTCCCGCCAAGCTCTCTTAGCTTGGTCATGACCGCGTCCATCCACTCCTTTAAGGACTCGATGTTTTTATCGGCGCCTTTGAACGGATTAACTCCGCCTGAGGTCATCGTTATTGGCGGTTCTGTTCTAGCGTAGGCAGTAGTTGGAAGCTGCTTAAAGTTATACGAGGAATAAGGATCTGGGTTTAGGCCGCCAGAACCGAGCCTAAACATCATATCTCTGGCGTCGGTGATAGATTCAATGACTAAGGCACCAACTTTAATCTTAGCTACAGGTATGGCGTTAGATGGAAAAGATCCGGTTGAGACGTTGATCTGAACCTTCAGCACGGACTCGGTGTTTATGTCCTGAGTAAATTCGCCACCTACGCCTCCGTCCTTATCTGGGTCCCAGAAAGCTCTAGTGTCTGTTGACGTGTTGTAGGTTGTGAAAGTTAGATATACGTAGTTTACTGCGTTCTTTCTTAACTCAGGCACTATCGGTGCCGCGAGCGGATGACCTTCTTCTAGGCCGTGAAAGAAACTGCCCGCAGTAGAGCCAGGATAAAACACTACTGACTCTGCAACCCTAATAGAGCAACTTTGGTTGCCTATGGCAGTCTGCGGATCTATTACGTCGAACCCCTTTAAAACGAAGGGTTTGTCTGAACCAACTATGCCTTTAAGTAAATACTTGAAATCACCCGCTGTGTAACTGTCTATCGATAATAGGTCTGGGAGATCTATTCTTTCAGCTGAACTTATCAGTAGTCTACCTAATACGGCCATGTAACTATTTTACCTGAATATAGCTTAATAATTAAATAATTAACCTGGATCTATGCCAGAATCATATACGTCTAATGTTGCATATAGCTGCTCAGGATATCTTACTAGGAAGTTGATAAAGATACCCGCACTTTTGACAGATTTAATCAGGTCTTGAAGTATTATTCTAGCGTCAGACGGATTAGTAACATACGGCGCATACTCTAGCCCCTTAACGCTGAGCTTATGCGGACCTTTTTTACTTATCGCGACTATAGAGCCACCGGCCACATGATTCTTTTGGAACACATAAGACGGGTCCAACGCGAGCGTGGTGTCGTTAGGCTTGTACAGATACCTTACTGGGCCTTCTTGAGTGTTTAGGCCGTAATCGAATATGATGAAGCCGCCTTCTTCGGGCAAAGTATTGCCTGCGTCTATATCTATTAGTCTAACTATCTTGCCGGCTTTTATTTCCGTGTTAGACTTAGACTTGTTAGAAGACAGCGTAAAGGGCTCTTTAGAGCTCCATATATACGGACCGGTTATTCTGGTGTCCTCGGCCTCGTCGGCATTGCAGAGAACTACCTTAGATCCATTTTGAGCCATAGCGATTCTTTCTACTCTGGTGACGCCGCCTGAAGAATCTGTACCGTCTGGTCCGTAAGAAACGCAAGAGATAGTGTTATTGGTCGTAGATACTATCTTGTATGAACCGTTGAGATTATGGTTGAACAGTATGCTTGCACCTAGGGTAGTAGAGGTGGCGATGCTACTGATCACTATAGAGCTAGTAGATATCGATTCTATCTGCGTATAGTCAGGTAAACCAGGAGCCCAAACTAACTGACCAACATTTAGGCTCATGACGGTAGGAAGCGACGTTATGACGTTGCTGCCGGTCACTATATCGCCAGTAAGTGCGATATTGCTTATTCCACCTGATTCGCTTACGATTACAGTCTCACCGATCTTATAATCATGGTCCGTTGCGGTCGATATAGTTAGCGTGTTGCTAGACCTAGACATTATAGATATGTTTTTCTCTTTTAGTGAAGTTATTTCCGGCAGCGCTGGCGAGATATCTCTTAAAGTGTTGTCTAGCACTTTTACTGTGTGATTGATTATAACTTTGTCTGCTGTAGCGGACATGTTTATCGTAGTCCCTGATACGCTTAAGACTACCGACCATGCCGGAACTCCATCACACTGGATCTGTTGACCTGGCTGTATACCGGACGTATCGCTGACGTTTAAGATCTGATAGGAGCCGCTCGATATGTCACCAGATATGGTCTTTAAAACTCTTGATGAGTACGCGTACTTTATCGGCTTAAAGTCTAATCTCGTGCTGAATTGCACAGAATTAACTGTATCTTCTGATTTAGTCAAGTATCTACTAGAGATCCCATCCAATCTTTCTAGAAAAAACGTCCCTGATTCCGGAAAACCTAGAGCGTTTTCTAATACCAAAGTGTTCGCATCTGGCGCGCTGGCCATTTTTCCAGTAGCACCGTTAATATGAAGCGAACCTCTCAAGGATCTCTTGACCACCGGCGGAGAAGTAGGCGTTTCTACTACTATCTCGCCGGACTTAGTTTCCCAAGTCATTGCTCTCTTTGGGTTTCTGTACGCTGAATACTTGTCCGAGGTTATGAATTTAAGCTCGTCGCTTGAAGTTTGAGTGTAATTACCGATCGATGAGAATAGGTTTATGAAGCTTATTTTGTTATCGGATAGCGATATGTCTGTGATCGGAAAAGAGCCCTCGTTGCCTGGAATATCGGAAATAACGATATCACCGATCGAGAGCTTAGATATGTTCGGCGCTGTTCCGGCTATATGCTGAAAAGTTGTCGTATTTCCGATCTTTGTTATCGACCACTGCGTGTCTTCGCCGTTGCCTGCATCTTGGATAAAACCGTTAAATCTGAACGCTATGTTAGCCCTGCCGCCTGTTATTCTTATCGATCCCTTTGACCCTATAGTTTTACTGAAAAGTCTTATGTAGTAGCCTTTAGTTATAGAATCGTAGTAAGACGTAGCGTAGCTGTTCTTAGCTTGTCTATTTATTGAAGCGACAACCTCGTTTATGTTGGCCGATGATATGTCTGAAAAATCAGCAGAGTTAAAAACTATTCTTTCAGAGTCTAGTTCGTCCACTAAGTACTCAAACTCCCAGCCGTCTCGCATGCTGAAAGGAGCGAAAGACTGAGTTGTTATGAAAGCTGTCGTCGACTCCTTGAAGAAGAATATGTCCAACAGCTGGTCGATTATTAACTTAACCTGCTTAGGCTTATAGGACAGCACTGGTATGTACTCTCTGAATGATGTATCGTCCATGCCTACCAGTCTTGGTCTTGATATTCTGCTGTTAGATGCGAGTCTGTCTATGTATGGCCTAGAAGCTGTCTTTATGAAGAACTGCTTCCTAACTTCCTCGACTAGATCTGCAGTAAACTGGTCAGACTGACCGACAGCCTCGACGAGACCTCGCCAGTTAGTATTGCCTCTAGTGTTTAGATGCTTAGGCAGTAAGCCGTGAAGATTGTCTTTCTTAGACCTGTTCTGCGCCATTTTAAGCGATGCCTATGTCGTCTGGTGTTATGGTAGCCTTCTCGTTGTCGCTTATCGTTATGCGTTCTGTGCTTGGCTCTGGACTAGTAAACGTTACTGCTCCAACGCCCTTTATCTGCATCACGCTAGCGATTATTTCTGACAATATCACGTCTTGACCGACGCCAAGCGAAGACACGTAGTTTATTATCACAGACTTAATGTTGCTACTGATGTCGCCTAGATTGACACCCTCGTCTGTAGTTACATTTATGGATATGCTGAGTCTCTTGATAAGAGGAGGCAGGATCTCAATCGCGCCTCCGACAGCTCTTCTTCCGGGAAAGTTTTCCGCGTCTGGCTCGTAACCGTCCACTACTCTCTGAGTTCTTCTGAGAAGTCCCGTGTAGTATAGATAGCCGTCTATGCCTGTGGTTATATCTGTGCTATAGCCCAACTTACCCATGTGCGATACGCTAGTATTGTTCTCGCTAGAGAACTTATAAGCTCTATTGCTAGGGCTTAAATACATGGATCTTCTTTCGTTGTCTAGGTCGTCTAAAGCTATATGCTCAATCTTTCTTAAAGACGAGAACTTATTCTGCAAGCTTTCAGTGACATATAGACCATCTGGTCTTATAGACATAAGCACGTCAGACTGCGCTGCACCTATGCTGTTTGCTACTCTCACGAACGGTCGAAGATCGTCGGGTCTATGTCCTATTTCACCTATCTCAAAAGTTCCAGAGTTATTCGAAGTAAACCAGTTGTTGTTTACTATGTTCTGTATTGAGACAGTATCTCCGGCAAATGCCGAATCGCCTTCCATAACTATCAAGTCATTCACTGAATCTAGCTGTATGCCAGTGTTATATCCGGTCATCATGTCGTAAGCGATACCCTCTGCGACTCCACTTGATCCAGAGTAATTAGCGCCAAGATTTACTTGCGTCGCAAGCGCAGGGTTCGCGTTGGACATAGACACAACCTGCCTATAAGCGGAATCTTCGTCTTCTTTCTTTTTTATCCAGTCGCCTACGCTCAGATACTTAAATGTTCCGGCGATGCCTGTCACCACGTTAGTGTTCGCGGACCACGTTGGAAAAAGACTCTTGCTGTTTAGACTTTTAGTGTATATCTTTTCATCTGTGGCGTTAGAGTTTTCAAAAATTATAGAATCGTTGTCTACAGCTAGGACTCTATATTTGCCGTTATTGTTAGACTTAAAGCTTGAGCCACCTAGTATTAGATAGTCATCTACCGCAACGCCGCAGTCAGTGAACCTAGGAGAATCCCCGTCGTGCCTGGCGATCCTGACTAGACTGTTAACGCCTAACGTTTGAATTTTATATCTTGTCTGCGTAAAGCCAGATTTAATTAGAGTGGCACCTACGCTTGCCTCTGTAAAGGCAGCACCGGAGGATGAGAACGTTAGCTGATTTTGAGAAGTAACAGATACTGAAGTATAAGTACCGTCTGCCAAGTGATTGCTGTCCCTTATCAACACAGAATCACCGTCGTCCAGCATATGAGAGTCATCGCAGTTTATCGTTACTGTCGAGCCGACTCTAGATATTGAGTTTATCTTCACTGGAGCAGAGTGCTTGAGATGCCACCTAACACCGTAAGATGGACACACAGATAGCTTGCCGGCTCCGTAAGAAGCCGTCATCACCTTTCCTCTTGGATTTACAACGTCCAGCCAGTTTTCTTCGTCATTTACAGCTATCACTGGGAAACCTGGGTTTGTGCCATCGCCTCCAGGAAGAGATCTATTTTTCCATGACCACGACGTAAGAGCGCCGTAAGCTAGCAGCATATCGCCTTCTTTCACCTGAGATAGAGACGCCGCGCCATCATGCTCCCATCGCCAAACTATACCAGCAGGTCTTCCGTACAGCGAAGATACGTCTGTTACGTCGAAAACAGTGGTTGATTCTGCGCTTATATTTTTCTCGTTAAGAGTGTACTCTGTAACACCGGAAGATGGATTAATTACGTCCACCGTGTCTGTCGATATTAGCCTAGAAAGTCTTCTAACCCCAGCATCGTTCTGCAAGAGTACTGTGTCGCCCACGTTGAAGGTGTCTGGAAATGCTGGTACCTTTATGAGGAGTCTCTCGCCGGACTCGTCGTTTGTTGTTTCAGACTCTGTTAGGATATACGCCTGCGATTTATTGGCGTTTCCGCCTATAACTTCGATCGACCCACTTGATCCCAAGCTCTTAGACGTTATCTGAACGTTTTGTCTATCATCCGCGACAGATATATTCGCTATGATGGGCAGCTGCGATAGAGCTTTTTGAGTGAGATGGTGGTGCACGTTATTTACGGTAACTGGGATCAGCTTAAATACTTCGCCTACTTCAGCGATATCTGAGTTTGGCGCTGTACTGGTGCTATATATGGCGTTAACAGCCTCAAGATCCATAGCGTACTTCAGCGTAAAGTTTGGGTTTGAGTTGTTAAAGCTTTTAACGTAGTTTAGTCCGTCATACAGCTTAACGTGATCTCTGAGATCTGAAGAGTTCGGGTTGTGACCGTAAGCTAGAGATGCAGAGTCACCAGTGTAGCTGTAGAAATCTTCCTTAGTGGATGTCGATATCTCTGCGGTAGGCGTACCTATTGGTGCTGCTATCATCATGTTACCAGAGCTTATCGTCTGGCATATGTCAGAAACTGCCGTACCGTTAAGTTGAAATATGCTTATAGAGCCTGGATTAGTGATGATCTCGCTAGTGCCTAACGATCCGTTTATGTCTATTATAAAGAAGCCTGAGGTTCCGTCGTCGGACGGAAGAGTATTGCCGTTAAACTCTCTGAATATGGACACGTTATTTGATAAGCTTGACGCGGAGAACTTTAGATCTGAGTTTATCGCGGCCGCTGTAGCGGAAGCAACTATAACATTTGAATCGCCTTTGTCTACAGTGCTTACCTTGATAGATCTTCTAGCGCCGTGGAAAGGTTCTTGAGTACCTATCGCACCGACGTCATACCAGACTGCAACGCTACCTTCGTCGTCGTGGATTATGAAGTATTTACCGCTTATGCTCACGTCATCAGTTCCAGCGATAGTGCCGACGCTAAAGCCAGATGTTTCCGCCGTAGCGGCAGCTAGATTTCCATTTTGATTGTTGGTAATTATTATCTGGCTGCTTATAAGCGACACGCTAAATGCAGCGTCTAGCGTTAACTCTATAGCTATCTTGTCAGCCACGTCCACAGCCGTGTCTCCAGATATTATAGTGGCTATTCTTACAGCTCTGTCTGCTCCGTGAGGAGGAGCTGGGACGCCAGTGTTATCTACATCGAACCAAACCGCCACTGTTCCAGACGAATCGCTCATCTTGAAGTACTTCTGGTGCAGTGATCCTGCGACGTCTGCTACAGTATCAATGGTGTATATAGTTGGAGTCCCTACTACGTCTGCGTTTGTGGATATCTGAGTATTTTCTGGGCTTCCGCTTAAAGTTATAGACGCGTTTGGGTTAAAGACTCTTACAGTTAGACCATCTTTGTTGAAGATCTTGTACTGGCCTCTGTTAGAAAAGCTAACGCCAGAAGTTTCACTTATAGATACTACATCGCCTATATTAACGCTTGCGAAGTTACCTGAAGAGAAAGTGTAGTCGTAGTAATCGCCAGATATAGTGGGCGAACCGCTAGGAAAATTTGTCGTCGTATCAGGATACGGACCGCTGACTGCTATAGTATCGCCTGCTGCTATGGCAGTTGGCCTCGCAGAGCCAGAACCATACACGTAAGAGTACTTTGTATAGGATGGAAAGTTCCTCTGTAGTAGTGTCGGCGATTGGTCCGTCGATGACGGATACTCTAGACTAAATCTTATGTTGTTGCCGTTAGGCCCAAACTGAGAAGATCTCACGACCATCTTTCCGCCACCAGAAGCTGAACCGCCAGTTGCGTACCAGTTTCTAGCCCTCATCCAAACTGCGTAATCAGAGAAC